CAACTAGGGCAGCAAGACAAGTGGGCAGCGTTTGTAATGCACCACGCTGCCATGAAGAGTGACGTTTCCTACAAGACAGGCGACATTTACGACCTGTCAAAAGACTTCGCCAGCAGCGACGGGTTCGATTTAATTATTAATTACGGCCTGATGTATCACCTGCGCAACCCGCGCTTTGCTTTGGACGAGTGCCGTAAAGTGTGCAAAGGCGCTATGATACTTGAAACGCAAATACTGCCTTTCGCTGAGCACGTCCCTTTCGCGCTAGAGTGTGGCGCTGATCTTGGGTTACTGACAGACACCGATCACAACTGGCCGACGGAGTCCTGCGTAGCGCATTGGCTAAAAGAGGCCGGGTTTACTAACATTTTTATACAAAGACAAGCGACAAAGCGCAGCGCAACAAGACAACGATTCATTGCTACGGTTTCAGACGATTGGCAGGATAAATTCGCCGACAATGGCAATTTCTTTTTATGCGACGACGTATACTGGGACGCGTGCGGCGCTGCCACGAATACCTTCGCAGGCATGTTTAAATAAATGGCGACATTTAAAAACAGAGCGTTAACGTTAGCCACCGCTGGCCTATTAACGTCCAGCCCGCTAGCGCTTGCAACAGAGGGCTTGCTACAGCCCGCCGTTGTAACACCAGTCATACAAATAACCCAGCCGCAGGTAACGGGCGGCGTAAGCACTCACATCGACTATCGCATACCGTATGCCGCCTACAGCAATCTGACATTCACGTTAGTAGTTGACGCGGAAGGCAGGGTAGAAATACCCAAGCCGTCAACGTTTACCTATATATCGCATCCTGATATTACCCTTGCCATTCAGTCGCAAGCACGCCAGTCGTTTCTGTTTACAACCACCACGCAGGCGGGTATCACGCTACGTAGCTCGACAGAAGCGCGTACTGGCAACGATCCGATAACCGAAAACAATACGGATATCACACTTCGTGGCGGAAGCAGTGCTGGTTACAGCGTTCCCGGCAGTATCAAACATGATGGCCGCGCGTCATTCACATTAGCCGCTAACGTAGACAGCAGCAGCGAAGCGCCAACAGCTACCGCCAATACTGCCGAAGGCGTGGGCGAACTATCGCTAACGGGCACACACGAAGTCTCGTCGAGTGTACCCGCATCGTACAAGTACAAGGCCACAGGAAACGTAGCCACGTTGTCCGGCGAAGGGCTGGCCAATTACAGAAACCCGACAATAGGCGTGTACAGCACGCATGGTTCAGGCATAGTGTCGATCACTGGCGCAGGAATAGCACACGCCTTCGAGGCCAAGGCGCCAGTCGCGGACGACGACGCCGAGATAATCGCTATCCTTAGCATCTTACTAACCATGGACTTTAGCTGATGGCGAATGCAACAGAAAAGATAGCGGACATATTTACACGGCACAGCGTAGACATCATGCGCGTGGACGCAGACATACGTCGCAAGATTATTCGCATGCTAAACGGACTTAGCGTCGAGCTAAAGGACGCGATACGCAACGTAGACCCGTCGGCGCCAGCGCGTATTGTTTACAAAAACGCCCGGCTAGGAACGCTGACCAGTATCGCAGATGAAAAGGTAAACGCGGTATATAAAAACATCATCGCATCATTTGAGAAGGATTTACTGGAACTGGCTGGGATAGAAGTGGCGCAAGTTACAGGTACTGTAAACAGGGTGCTAACAGTCAGCTTACTGCAACCAGTGACGGACACAGCTACGCTAAGGGCATTAGTCGACGGCACCTTGATCGAAGGCGCTACGTCAAAAGAGTGGTGGAAGTTGCAATCAAGATCACTAAAAGAGCTTTTTCAACGTGAAATGCGGGAGGGCGTTATAGCAGGAGAATCTATTCAAACTTTAACCAATAGAGTGATAGGTACGCCGCTAGGATCAGCCGTAGCAGGAACACGGGCACGTAGTGGCGGGATCATGAAGACGATTAAGCGCCGCAGTGAAGCCCTTGTAAGGACAAGTGTGCAAGCTGTTACAAACGAGGCACGATATCGCACCTATCAAAACAACAGTGACGTAATCAAGGGGCAGCAGTGGCTCAGTACCCTTGATCAGAGGACGAGCGACATTTGCGCTAGCCTCGACGGCAGTTCGTGGGATCTAGACGGCAACCCAATAAACGATACGTCTTCACCGTTTGTAGGGCCTCCACCAGCTCACTATAATTGCCGAAGCGTGCTGATCCCGGTAGTTAAAGAATGGTCTGAACTAAACAAAAACCCGAAGATCCAGCGCAAGATCGAAGCGTATGAAAAGCGTAACAAGAAAGTGACTGCGCCTACCCGTGCTAGCATAGACGGGCAAGTATCAGGTAAACTGAACTACGAAGAATGGCTGGCCAACAAAGAAAAGCAGGGGAGCAACATACCCTTGCAGGTACTTGGCCCAGCAAGGCACGAATTGTGGAAAGCAGGAAAATTAAAATTCAGCGACCTAATAGACCAATCTTGGAACCCATTGTCGGTTGCTGATCTCAAGGCGAAAATAGCGAGGCGAGGATTATGACAGACGCACAATTTATAGTACCACCGCATATACAGGAAATGCTGCCGCGTACAGGGACGGACGGCAAAAAGATCAAGTTCGTGAACCCCAACGTCAAGAACTACGACCCGAATATCCGCAATGCTGGGCGCTTGCACGCCGAGGGCATGGCCACGGTTCATCCAAATACGGCGACAGGGACAGCGATTATCTGCGGCAGCGGGCCTTCTTTATCAGACCCAGAAGTGCTGGCAGAGGTAAAAAGATTGATAAAAGATGAGTCTGCGGCTGTTATTGCGACCAAAGCCGCTATAAAATACGTGCATGACCAAGACATTCCTGTTAAATACGGCGTGACCATGGATCCCGGATCCCATATAGCGTGCGAGGAAAAGGTGCCCCGCGTGCCCGGCGTCACGCATATCGTCGCATCCAGCAGCGACCCGTCCTTATTTGACTATCTCAAAGACGAGGACGTTCTAATATTCCACAGCGCCACAGGATATGAGAAAGAGCAGCAGCTATACAAAGAGCTTTTTGACGTGGCAGACGTTATGGGCGGCGGGTATAATGTGGTCAATCGCGCAGTTGCCGTAGCCCTTTATATGGGCTACAGGAAAATAGTGCTGGCTGGCTGCGATTGTGGCTGGCGCGAGGACGAAGCGTTCTATGTCGACGGCAAGCAAAACCGCCCCGGCGTGGATATGAACGACAAGGGCATGGTTGAAATGACGGACGACAATGGCAAGCGACTAACCCCGCCACCTAAAGGCGCCCGCCCTTGGATGACCCGGCCAGACATGTTGGCCTCGGGAATATCTTTGGTACGGCTACAAAGGAAGCTAGGCAAGGAAAGATTTGTTATACTAGGCGATACACTGCCCAAACACCTACAGCACAAGAGCGAAGAATTTCTTACGCAGTGCGGCGATTTTTAATTACATAGGCAACCGGAGGTTGAGACAATGGCACTAAAAACACAGATTAAAACACTTGAAGAAGTAGATGAAGCGCTGCGCCCGCTGTACACGCAGGTAGGTGACGTATATGTTCTGGATACAGATGACGGCGATTTCAAGACGAAGCTGGCAGAGTTCAGGAACAACAACATCAGCATCACAAAAGAAAATGCCCTGTTGAAGGAAGAAGCTGAACTAGCTAAATCACTCAAAGCACAGCTAGCAGCACTAGGTGGGGCGACCCCGGAAGAGGCCGCAGCCGCCCTCGAAAAGATGAAATCTATCGAGGAAAAGAAGTTAATCGAAGCAGGCGAAATTGACGCAGTAGTAAAGCAACGCGCCGATGCTCAGGTAGCCCGCCTTGTGGCGGACTACGACGGTAAAATCAAGGCTATACAAAAGGCTTTGGAAGAAACACAGGCAAATGAAAGCAATTACAAGAGCAGGCTGTCAGAAGTTGTTATTGACAGCTCGCTTCAAAGCGCCATTAATAGCGTAGGGCAACCACGCAAGGGCGCCATGCGCGATCTTATCGCGCGCGGAAAGCAATTATATACTCTTGGAGACGATGGCAAACCAGTCCCCATGTCTGACGGTACCGTAGCATACGGCAAGGATGGTAAAACACCCCTTTCGATGGAAGAGTGGGCACAGACACAGATACTGGAAGCGCCATATTTATTCGAGGGTAGCTCCGGCGGCGGTGCCGACGGGGGCGACGGTGCGAATGACAGTGGATCCGTTATTGACGGGAGCAATGTTAATGCAATCGGAGCTAACTTGGAAAACATTGCAGCAGGCAAAGTGTCTGTTAAAATGCCTTCCTGAACAACTTTAGCAGCGTGATCGGTGATTACAAAGCGGCCCGGCGGGTTTATAAAACACTCAACTTAAACGTAACAGGAGTTCTATCATGGCAAATTCGTTAGACAACATCATGCCAAAGATCCTTGCGCGTGGCCTGCTTGCCCTTCGTGAACAAGCAGTCATGCCTCGTCTGGTCAATGGCGATTATTCATCCCAAGCCGCAACCAAAGGGCAAACTATTGACGTGCCCATTTCTGTAGCGCAAACAGCCACAGACGTGACACCCAGCAATACAAACCCAGCCCCGGCGAACACCACTCCGGGCCTCGTGCAGATCAGCCTTGACCAGTGGAAGAAAACTGACTTCCATCTTACGGACAAGGACATGGCGGAAATCGACCGTAACGCTCACTTCATGCCTTTGCAGGCCAGCGAAGCAATTCGTGCCCTGTCAAATGCTGTAAACGAGCACATCCACAGCAAGTACCTCGGCGTGTACGGCTTCACAGGAACAGGCGGCACTACCCCGTTTGCCTCAACTGTGACAGATGCTACCAACAGCCGGAAAGTCTTGAACCAGCAGCGTGCTCCTAAAAGCTCACGTCGCGGTGTACTGGACTTTGACGCTGATGCTAACGCACTAGCACTTGCCCCGTTCGCGGATGCCGACAAGACTATGTCTGCACAGGTTAAGATCGAAGGTGAAATCGGTCGTAAGTATGGTATCGACTGGGTAGCTGATGACGCTGTGAAAACACACACAGCAGGTTCTTTGCAAGCAACCGGCGGTCTTGTGGGTTCAACCACTGCCGCAGGCACTGCTAGCCTCGACATCCAGTCAGCTTCCGCTGTGGGTAACATGGTTATCGGCGACATCTTCACCATTGCTGGTGATACGCAGACCTATGTTGTTAAGGCAACTGTGTCGGCAATCACGTCTGCTACCGCGAAGACCGTAACCATCGATCCGCCTCTGACCGCAATCGCTTCGTCAGCGGCAGCCATTACCATTAAGCCAACACACGTTGTGAACCTTGTGTTCCATCGCGACGCATTTGCATTTGCAAACCGTCCGTTGACTATGGATATGGGTCTTGGCAACCAGATCATGTCAATGACTGATCCGGTAACAGGGCTGACGCTTCGTTTGGAAGTATCGCGTCAGTACAAGCAAGTCGTGTGGGAATTCGATATCCTTTGGGGTTCGGAACTCGTGCGTGCTGAACTTGCTACACGTCTGGCAGGTTAGTATTCCCCCGACATTCTCCCCGCTTCGGCGGGGAGCTTTTTAACTACAGGAGAAAGACGATGCAAGTTGGCACAGTTAAATTGAAGCACAAGAAGAAAGGCCGCGTGATCACGGTAGACATGGCAGATTACGCAACCGATCTAGGTAAATACAAATACGCCGCATATACCCTTGTGGGCGAACAACGAGGAAAAGACGATGCAAGCAATCCTCACGTTATTAAGGTGGATCAGGATAGTGATAGCGATGCCAATAGCTTTGGTGTTACTGCTACTGATAATTCCTCTGACGTTTCTGTTTCTAGCGATACTGTCGCCGAATCAGCTAAAGCGGAGAGTGAAGAAAGTGACGATGGCGCTGAAAGCGTGATCGGCACGTTCCTTGGAAATTCAAGGAACAAAGATAAAGATGAATCATGATCGTCTCGTCGTTCAGCGAGAAAGGCTACGAACAGTACGGCAAGGATTTCATAAAAGGGTTCCTTAGCAGGTGGCCAGATGAAACTCTTGTATTGTATTGCGAGTCGCCGATTGAGGTAAAAGACAAGCGCGTCATTACGCGCGATCTTTTAAAGGTTCCCGGCGCCGAAGAACTGCTGCGCAAGCTGTATAATTCAGAAGAGATATTTAAGGGCATACGATGTTCTGTCGAGAAGCCAGAACAAAAGATGTATGACTATCGCTATGATGCGTACAGGTTTTGCCGGAAGGTTCTGGCGATAACACATGCCGCGTCACTACGCGAAAATGACGATAAGTTTGCGTGGCTGGATGCTGACGTAAAATTCCACGAGACTATTCCGCCTGATTTTTTGAACTCGGTTATAGCTGACGATGTTATGATTTCGTATCTAGGCAGGCCGTGGGCGTACACCGAAACGGGGTTTATAGGTTTCAACCCCAAGGTACTTGGCTTCGATCGTTTCATTGAAATGTATCTGGCCTGCTACTCTACGGGCGCATTCAGGTGGCTAGGCCAGTGGCACGACTGTTATGTATTCGACATGGTGCGCACTTTATTGAGCATCCCCGGCGAAGACATGGCTAAGGGCTTTAACATCGAGCACCCGTTCATTAATACCGTACTAGGTGAGTACATGGATCACTTAAAAGGTCCTGAGCGAAAGAAAGTAGGGCGAAGTGCTCTGCACGAACACGTAGGCGTTAGAAAGCCGAAGCATTGGCTGAAAGAAGGCGACCAAGTACAAGGTATATCCCACAAAGACAACGAGGAGAATGTGGCATGAGCAGTACCCCAATGATTCAAATAAGATTTGACCGTAAGCCGATATTGCACGACGGGCAAGTAGTTACGCTAGGCACCTTTGAGGTTATGTACTCTGAGCTTGAAGCCGCCAGCATAAAGCCGATCACCATGAAGTCAGTTGCCTTCATCGAAGAAAACATGACCATGCCCGAGCTTGGCGCAATGCTGCACGCTGTTGCAAATGAATTCCAATCGGATGCGAATAAGGCAAGCGAGCAAGAAGATATTGACGCCGAAGACGGGCTTTCAGATAATGCGTAAGTCCGCGCTAATTACCGGAATCACAGGGCAAGACGGCGCATATCTAGCTAAACATTTACAGTCATTAGATTACAAAGTATTTGGGCTAGCTAGGCGCACTAGTTGCGACAACATGCAAAATCTAAACTATCTTGAAGTAGCTGATGTTGAGATTATTCAAGGGGATGTTACTGACGTTGGCAGTATCTACGGTGCCTTTGAAGTATGCGAGCCGGACGAGGTTTATAACTTAGCTGCGCAGTCTTTTGTCAGGGCATCTTTTGACTGCCCGGCCAGCACATTTGATATAAACGCTGTTGGCGTTATAAATCTACTGGAAGTGGTTAGGCACATTTATCCAGACACTAAGGTTTATCAAGCATCTACCTCGGAAATGTTTGGCCTAGTAAATGTAGAGGCACAGAATGAAGAAACTCCCTTATATCCTAGATCGCCTTATGGCGTATCGAAAGTGGCGGCGCATCACGCTGTCCGCAATTACCGCGAAGCCTACGGACTTCATGCCTCGTGCGGGATATTATTTAACCACGAGTCCCCGATTAGAGGACTCGAATTCGTCACAAGAAAAATAACCGACGGTGTGGCGCAAATTTTAGCCGGTAAAACTGACAGCCTTACACTAGGAAATTTAACCCCTAGACGTGACTGGGGTTTTGCAGGCGACTATGTAAAAGCCATGCACCTGATGCTCCAACAAGACACTCCCGATGATTATGTAATAGCTACCGGCGAAGCGTTTAGCGTAGAGCAACTAGTTTGGCTGGCATTTAAAATGGCCGGGCTTAATTGGAAGGACTATGTGCAGCTCGACCCTTCTGCCTTGCGCCCCACAGACGTGCCGCTACTTTGTGGCGACGCCAGCAAGGCAAAAAATGTATTAGGTTGGAAGCCTGAAACAAAATTCGATGAAATGCTGTCGCTTATGCTAGATGCTGACATCGAACGACACGCAACATGGGGGAACGCTGATGCTAACTAACACAGGCGAAAGACAAATAGGTACCACGCTTGAGCAAATATCACCCGATCATTTAAACAGATATGAATTTGCAGCAGAGTGGATACGTGTTAATTTTGCAAAAGCAAATGTTCTCGATGCCGCGTGCGGCATCGGGTATGGATCATATTTAATGGGTCGCATGGGCGCGCATGTTATCGGTGTCGATATTTCTGAGGAAGCTGTAGCTAATGCCAAAGAACACTATTCTAGTGATAATGTCACGTATGAAATTGCTGATTTGCAAGGCGCAGACTTTCCTTTTGAAGATTCACTGTTTGATTGCAGCGTATCTTTTGAAACTATAGAGCACCTAGAGGATCCGGCTATATATCTGAAACGCTTGGCATCATGCTCAAAATTTATTATAGCGTCAGTGCCGAATGAGGATGTATTGCATTATAACGGCTACCATTTTCCGTTTCATTTCAGGCACTACACGCCCGTAGAATTTGAGGATCTTATGCGCGAGTGTGGATTCTCAGTGCAAGATAAATACACGCAAACGGACAAGCGCCCCGGTATAGTAGTCGAAGGGTTCAATGGAAGAAACCTGATTGTCGTAGCAAAAAGTAACTTCGTATGAAGATAGCCGCTTACCTGCCAAAAGACAACGCCCTGCACTGCGAGGTTATAACCGCGTTCATGGAGGGCATACGCTCGCGCGGCTTAGTGGTAGACTCAGGCAGCGTGGATATGTGCATAGCAGCAGATATTGCTATTGTATTCGGCATAGGCAAGAAGGCAGTTCCAGCCAGCATCCCGCGGGGGGAGATATTGCGCGCTCGCGGTGAGCTTGGAAAAAACACTATTGTTTTAGAAATGGGGTACATAAAGCGGGACATGTACTACGCTGCCGGGTGGAACAACTTAAATGGCCGAGCCGACTTCTTGAACGACAATATGCCTAGCGACAGATTCAAAGCACTGGGCATAGATATGACCGCCTATAATGCGGGCACAGAGAATACTGTAATTATCTGTGGCCAAGTACCGTGGGACGCCTCGGTGCAGCACACCGACCATTTACGTTGGATCTCCGACACTGTGTTGACAATAAAGACGCTGTCCGAGTTCGATATTATCGTAAGGCCCCACCCATTGGCAATTAGTGCCACGCCGTCTTTCTTAGGCGCAAGGTTGTCGCGAAACACCTTGGAGGAAGATCTTCAAGCCGCGCACGCTGTAATAACATTCAACTCGAACACCGGCGTGGACGCCATAATAAATGGCAAAGCAACATTCGTGGGCGACGTTGGATCTATGGTTTACCCCGTAGCTAACAAAGACCTTCGCGATATAATAAAGCCAAAATATTACGAGCGGGATCAGTGGGCAAGCAACCTAGCGTATACGCAGTGGACGCTTGAAGAAATGGCTTGCGGCCTGCCGTTTTTACATTTAACCAGATACATGTTTTCCAAAGAAAAGAAGGCCGGTGCAGTATGAGTATATTGCATAGCAATGACGTGACCTTTGAAATAGACGGGACGAGCAGCAGTGTTAACGCGAAAGATTTTATGGCGGACAAGCCTACTGACGTTAATATACTCGGACAGTACGAAGACGTCACTAAATATGTAACAAATCCTTTGACAATTTCGCCGAGCATAAGAGCCGCGTTTCTAAAATTAGCAGACGTGATGCAAAATCAAACAAGCCTACTTGATATAGGGTGCTACGGGGGATACGCATTTGACCTAGTGCGACAAGGAAGCTCCGAGCAGTTATCTTACACGGGCGTAGACATTAATCAGGAGGTTATTGAAGCCGCTAAAGAACTACACCATGATTCTAGCGCGACGTTCGTATGTGCGGATTTATTTGATCTTGGGGATGAGTATGCAGCAGACGTCGTATTTTGTTCACGGGTACTTATTCACATGACAAATATAAAAGCTGGGTTAATGAAGCTATGGGAACTGACGAACAGGCATTTGATTTGCACATTAAACTTTAACGGGGATAAATGTGAACGCTATAAGGTGACTAATAAAACCACGGGCGCTGAGTCGTATTACTATCTTCACTGCATTTCAGAAAAACAAGGACTTGCTATGCTGCAAACGTTACCTAATGTAAAAAGCATGAATATTTCAAACAAAGGAAAGAATACCATAATTCATTTGGAGAAGAATAAATGACTATCCCACGTATTTTTATAGGCTACGACCATGTTGAAGCGGTAGCGTTTCATACCCTGTGCCATTCTATTTGGCGGCACTCGTCCGGGCCAGTGTCTATCGTACCGATCATGTTGTCCTCGCTGCCCGAAATGACCCGTGACCGTGACCCTATGCAAAGCAACGAGTTTGCGTTTAGTCGCTGGCTAGTGCCTTACCTGTGCGGCTATGAAGGCCACGCCGTGTTCATGGATTGTGACATGCTGGTGACAGACGACATATACAAGCTGTGGGCACACAAGGACAACATGCCGGGCGCGGTGAGCGTAGTCAAGCATAACCACGTGCCTAAGGAAAAGGTGAAGTTTCTGGGGCAAGCTCAGCTAATTTACGACAAGAAAAACTGGTCTAGTGTGATGCTGTTCGACAACAGCAAGTGCGAAGCGCTGTCCGTTAACTATGTTAATACCGCGCACGGGCTTGACTTGCACCAATTCAAGTGGACAGACGACCCGATAGGGGAACTGCCTTTGCGCTGGAACTTCCTTGTTGACTATTACTACGACCTGCCCATCAATGAAATAAGTAACTTGCATTTCACGATAGGAGGTCCCTATTTTAGACAGTATGCAAAGTGCTCATATGCAGACGTGTGGTGGGAAGAATACAAAAGCATGACGCACTGCGAGCAGCCTACGCTGATGCAGCACTACAGCGAAACCAGCGTTAAAATTAAGTGAGGTAAGACATGGCACACATCAACACTACTTTTGGCGGCGCAGAATCTAATTCGTACGTCAGCATAGCCTCCGCACTAGACTATGCGGAGCACAACGCGTTTTCTGGCGGATGGTCAGCGTATAGTTCAGCCATACGCGAAAAGTCCTTGATCACGGCGACAGCGCTGCTGGATACGTGGGTAGACTGGTATGGCTCAAAGGTATCTGACGAAGATGTGCAAGCACTTCGCTGGCCGCGCTACAGCGTCATAGATCGCGACGGGTATGAATTCGACAGCGACAAGATCCCGGTATGGCTCAAGAACGCAACTACTGAGTTTGCCTTTATAATCGGCAACGGGGCAACAGACCCTTTCGCTGCGCCAGACACGGCGGGCTTCAAGCGCATGAAGGTTGGCAGCTTGGAACTGGAAGTAGACAGCATTGACCGCGACGCCTTCGCTGGCCTGCCTGATAAGGTGCGCGCCATTGTTGAGCCATACGGCAAGGTGCGCAACAAAGGCGGCAGCGGCACAGCAACCCTAGTCAGGACTTAATCATGGGCTTAAAAGAAACATTGCAGACAGCAGCGGGCACCGTGTTCACGGCGATAGGTAACATTAAAGAGTCCGTTACTTACTACTCGCACACGTCGACTACTTACAATGTGTCAACCGGGCTGTCTACCAACACTAACGCGAACAGCATTGTGTCAATGGTGTTCTTGGAGCACAACAACCGCGAGATCGACAACGAAAAGGTATTGCCCGGTGACAAGAAGGCACTGGCCGTCTATGCGTCCTTTGGCGGCACTGCACTGGATATGCACGACTACGTGATGCGCGTAGAGGCGGGTGTAAGCACACGATATAACGTCGTTGACTATACAGTCGACCCTGTTGAAGCGGTAGTAACGTTCAACGTGCGGAGGCCATAATGACTATCCGCATAACCAACGCCTCGGACTTCACGCGGAAGATTGAAAAAGTAGCTAGAGCCATGGAAACAAATACGGACGTGCTAAGCAAGGCGCTAGCATTTAAAGCATACGGGCAAGGTGTGACGCCAAAGACGCCGGTTGATACTGGCAGGGCGCGTGCGGCATGGAACATAAGTCCAAACAAAATAGACTACAGCACGCCACCAGAGGACTTTTCAGGAGGCGCGCAAGCGGCGCAGGCCAGCAACAAACAAAAGATGTCTGCTGTAGGAAGCCCGAAGGACGTGCAAAGCTGGTACATAACCAACGCCGTTATATACGTGCCGTTCTTGGAAGCAGGAAGATCAAAACAGGCGGACGCCGGGCAGATGGTTGCCCGCACACTGGTAGAGATACGATCCGAAGTAGAAAAGCTATTTAGGGAGATCTTTAAATGAGCTTCGCAACAGCACGACGCGATATTGAACTAAGGCTGCGGGACAACTGGGCAACGACTACTATTGCTTATGACAACGTGGCGTTTGAAACACCCGCCGGTGACACAGCATGGGTAGCTGTGCGCGTATTCGAGGATACTAGTGCGCGAATCACGATAGGTAATCCGGGCGTGCATAGACAGTCCGGACTAATAGCAATATATATTTATGTACCACAAAACACAGGGACACAGGTAGCCCGTGGATATGCAGATGACATAGCAGCCATATTCCGGGATAAGCAGTTTAACGGCATCACGTGTAGAGAGGCTTCAGTGACTAACGTGGGCGACTTCGAGCAATGGTATCAAGTGAATGTGACGATCCCTTTTTACTGGGACGGAACTTACACGACCTAATTTGCAATGACTCGTTCATCGCAGATATTGCATGAGACACTTATCCGTCTCGCCAAAGGTATGCTCAAGGCGTGGGAGGAATGGCTCAAACGTGAGATCGGAAGTGGTTGATCTACAACACTTCATCATCATTGTGTAGATTGTCCGAAGTGATTTGGCATTCGTATAATCTATCTTGCAGTAAACTGTTCGCTATCATTTGAACTTCTTCGTCACTACGTTTAAAGACTATCTCGCTTATAATATAATTCACGAGCGCGCCCTTCGTTACTTGTAATGTACTTGATGAACTCATAATAATTCTCCTTTAAAAAAGACCCGCCACAATGACGGGTCAAACACACAGCACACACGAATTAATCTAGTACCAACGTAAACCCTTCATCAAATAACTTCGCGACAACAACATAGGCATCGTCTTTCGGCATGATGGTATCGAGCACCTTGCCGCTTGGCAGGTAAGCCTTCTCTGCTACCATGTCGCCGCGCGCCTTAAACTCGTAGCGAACGTGATTGTCCTTGTGAATTAGTTTCATTTTACTTTCCTTTATGCGTTAAGTAATTTCTGATTACGCTTAAAAAGCACTTCGCGGTGGTAACGGGCGGGTACCTTGTAACCATCATCGAATTCAACAGGCAGTCCGAATACAGTAACGTACGCGTACTGCCGGTCTTGCAACCCTTCCCATCTGTCGCCAATGTTTTTCGTCAAGGCATATTTCACGTTCGGGGCTGGAGGCAAAAATCCAAGGACTTCGTTAAGCGTTTCGCCAAACATCGGATCAATAATGTCGCCGTTCTCGTCGTATTCTTCTGCAACCCATTCGTATGTTATAGCCATGCTATTCTCCTTCACCCAATTCGTCTTTGTAAAGTTTACCTGCTACTGCATAGGAGTGGTTCACTGTGCCTTTTAAAGTTGCTGGATCTAGTAGGCCATTAAACGCGTTCCAAAAACGTCCTTTGCCAGATCCGCCACGGTTAGGATTTTCGGGTGTGCCGAAAACGCCGTCGCGTGCTAATTCAAGCAGGTAGTTAACCTTGTCCAATTCAAGCAGGTAGTTAATCTTGTTCATTTTACTTTCTCCTAGTGTGCTGTTATCCCCGCCCGAGGGCGGGGGTTATTATTTCATGTAGTTATTGATGATGTCGGCCTGATTTTTCTTGCCCCAGCTTGTGCCGATCTGGTGGTCATTTTCATCGAAAAACCTAGCTAGATAAAGTCCGGGGCGTTTAGGGTCGTCATATATCTCCGCCCTTTTTGTAATTGTGCCGTCGTCAATCTTGTTGTTTTGAATTAGCGCCATGTCGTGCTCCTGTTATGTGCTTTATTTAGTGTGTGTAATTATAATAGGGCATATACACAGAAATGTAAAGTTTTTAACCCCTTACTTATCAATAACTTACAATTATTTTACATTAGAATGTCCTAATATACCCCTTTTTGCTGTATTGCATGCGGCTTTGGCGCTATAATATAGCCTTCGAGCACGCAGCAGGGTCACGTTCAAAAGCCTCGCCCTGCGACAGCCTCCTCAAGTTGATCAACAGCCTAACACGAGGAGGCATCATGCCTAATTTTGCCGACAGTAACCGCACAGCGGTTCGCTATGTCAAAGAAGTAACATGGGGCGTGACGCCTACTGGGCCGGTAATGACCGACCTGCCGATCACCTCTGAATCATTCAAGTCAGATATCACTACCGTAACATCCGACACCATCCGCTCTGATCGTAACGTGGCCGACATTGTAAAGGTCGGCGGCGGCGCCTCTGGTGACGTGGGCTTTGAGTTCAAAGCTGCTGACTGGGATGCCTTCATGGAAGGCGCCCTGCAAAGCGCCTTTGTCGATACCCGCGTATCGGTCGGCGTGGCCAGTGCCTTTGTATCGGGCGCACATATACAGGCAGACACCAGTGCGTTATATGAAGTTGTGTCAGGGCAATTCCTGCGTATCAGCGGGGCAAGCGTTACCGTCAACAATGGCGACTACCGCGTAACTGCCGTGAGCACCATCAGCGCAGGCACCAAGCGCGTGTTCCTTGCCGACGCCTCCAGCGGCAGTGCCGCCACGTTTACGTCAGAAGTATTTGATGCAGGCGTACGCGCACAGGGCAAGATGATCCGCAACGGCGTGACACCTACCAGCTTCACGATTGAGAAGCAGTTCTCCGATGTAAGCTCCACGAGTCAGTTCGCTGGCATGCGCGTAGGCGCCATGGCGCTTGCTTACGAGACGCAGGCCATCCTGACAGGTACCTTCGGCTTCGTGGGTAAGTCAGAAGCCATTGCCTCTGCAACTATCGCCTCAGCCGTTACTGCTGCCAGCACTAACCCCGTGATGAATGCCTCCGGTAACGTTGGCCGGATCTGGGAAGGTGGGCAGGCAATCTCAAGCGTGTACTTCAAGAGCCTTGCTATCGACATCAACAACAACACCCGCCCGCAGGACATTATCGGCAGCGATACCCTAGCAGGCGTGGCCACAGGCCGGTGTGAGATCACAGGGTCGTTCAGCGCTTACTTTGAAAACAACGCTACAGCGTCCAAGTTCATCGCAGGCACTACCACAAACTTCCGCACGCAGACCACGGACAGCAATGGCACAAGCTACCTGATCACCATCCCTAACGTGCGCCTGACGGAAAAGACTGTTGTGGCAACCGGACCTAATGCAGACGTCATGCAGGACTACAGCTGGGCAGCGTTTGTAGATGACGGCGGCTTGTATGCCATTCAAATCGACATCTTAGACTAATCATTAATCCATAAGGAGCGAGACATGGATCTTAACAATTACTATATAAACACAGAAACAGCGGAAAAAGGTACGTGGATTGAAATTGATCCAGACGGCACAAAGATTTTGATCGCACGCGCTGGCGGGACAAAGTACATGACCTTTTTCCGTGATCTCATGACCGCCGAATACATCGAAAAGCAGCGTAAAGGCGAGGACGTAAGCAAAGAGCAGGAGCTTCTTGAGCGTATCAAGGTAGTGAGTGTGGATGTTCCTCATTCGATGGCGCATCTTGCGATTCGAGGCAAAGAAGTGATGAAGCTTCGCGGGATGGATAAGGGTGGACCTTTGGTTGGTGAGATTCTGAACCATCTATTGGAGGTGGTGACGGACGAGCCTGAGTTGAACACAGTGGAAGCGTTGAGTAAGATTGTGACGGAGTTTGAAGAATGAAAGGAGCCATGATGCGGAAGGGTAATCGGGTTCGTATCAAAGAAAGCGGCAAGGAAGGTTTTATCAATTACGTTCGCATGACACCACCTACTTACAATGAAGTAGCGGCGGTATCAGTCTTGTTGGATGAAAAATTGAGTCGACCTGGATACGAAGGCAGTATGTTTGTTGCGGAAAAAGTAGAGGTAATCGAATGAGCACACTCATCGAATGGATTGAAAACCATCCGGCTTACAGATGGGACGATGCTCGCGGCGACCT